AGGAGTGAAGATTGCGATTCAGGGTCTGAAGCTGATCATCCCGAAAGAGCTGCAGTTCACTGCTGACCGTATCATGAAGTCAACCCTGCGCGTAGGCACAGCGGATAACGACATTAACGCGATCCGCAACATGGGCATGGTTCCGCAGGGCTACACTGTTAACCACTTCCTCGTCGATCCAGATGCGTTCTTCATCAAGACCGATGCGCCTAACGGCATGAAGATGTTCAACCGTGCTGCGATCAAAACCGGCTTTGAAGGTGACTTTGATACTGGTAACGTTAGGTACAAAGCGCGGGAGAGATACTCGTTTGGATTTTCTGATCCTCGCGGAATATTCGGTTCACCCGGTACTCCGTAAGCAAAATCAACAACTTACGTTGTTACTAAGGGCCCTTCGGGGCCCTTTTTTATTGTAATGGTAAAATAACGATACAAGGCTTGACAACACTCTTTAGCGGGATTACTATCTAAAATACCCAGTAAGGAGGGGCTAAAATGGCTGTTATCTACCGCATTACAAACATGATTAACAACAAGTATTACATAGGCAGTGCGGAGTCTTTTGCTCGCCGCGAGTGGCAGCACAAGAACGATTTAAAAAGGGGGGTACATAAGAACCCGCACCTTCAGGCATCTTGGAACAAGTACGGAGAAGATGCGTTTGTGTTTGAGATATTGGAGGAAATACCTGTGGGCAAGACTGCTTTCGAGGTGGAAAATACCTACCTGCATGCGAATGTCGGGCTACGAGAGTGTTACAACATTAACACCGACGCTATTGGGATGCGCACTGGAATTGCTATGTCAGAAGCCAGTAAACAGAAAATTAGCCTTAGCCGCACAGGTAAAACCGCCGGCACCGAACACTACCGCTACGGCCAGACGGTCAGCCCCGATGTCCGACAAAAGATAGGGGACACACAGCGAGGGGTGGCTAAACCTGAACGAACCGAAGAACACCGCCGAAGTCTTTCTATCGCCAACGCTGGCAACCAAAACTGGTTGGGCAAAACGCATACTGAAGAGACTAAAAACAAGCTTCGTAGAGCTGTTTTCGCAAGGCTCCCCGATGGGCAGACACGTATTTTCGCAGGGTTATCCGTTATGCGGGACGAGCTGGGGGTTTCTATCGCTACCACCATTAGAGCCTGCGGATCAGGAAAGCCGGTAAAATGTGGTGTTTTGGCAGGATGGGTGTTGTCTTATGCAGACGCAGCGCCTAACCAAGGTCCTAGCATATCTGAGGAGTACGCAAGCTATCCCCGCACCCGACAGGCTGCTAAAGCTGCAGGAAGCAAAGAGTATTTTACGGGGATGCCTTGTGTCCGAGGGCATATATCCCCCCGGAAAGTCAAAGGCAGTTGCACAGCATGCATGAGGGAGGATTGGAAAACAGAGAATGCAAGGCGGGCATTAAAGGGTGAGCCCATTGACACCTTCCCCCAAAAAGCGTAAAAAGTACGTAATCCCGAGAACATTTAACGCGCTGCAGACCGACTCGGGCGGACGACATGCAGACTGAAGCGCACTACTCGCATGTGAGGATTTCATTATGTCGGCTACTCATTACTCCGGTCCGTTACTCTATTCTGGCGCAAACACAAGCGCGCCCTTCGCTGGTATGACTGACATGCCAATTGGCATCGATCTGTCAGTATTTTCACTGCTTGATGACTTTGTTGGTGTTGCGTTTGATACCACCAATGATTGGACTGTGGTCAAAGACTCTGGCGCTGCCGTTGCTATCGTGGCTGACACGGTCGGGGGTGAAGTAGCACTGACATCCACTGCAACCACTGACAACGATGGCGCTTCTATTCAGGGTAACGAAATATTTGCCGTGGCGACTGACAAAAACATCTACTTTTCAACGCGCCTGAAGTGCAACGACGCTGACCAGACTGACATCTGCGCTGGTTTGACGTTAAACTTTGCAACCAACCCCGAAGCAATGTTGACTGCAACTGACCGTATCGTGTTCCAAGTGGACGACGGCAACGCTTCAATCCTGTGTAAGACTGAGAAGAACGGCACTGAGACTTCCACCGACTCTGGCGTTGACTTGGCCGATGACACCTACGCTGTGCTGTCGTTTAACGTCACTAGCACTGGCAGCGTGACGTTTTTTGTTAACGGGCGAAAAGTTGCGCAGCACACCACCAACATCCCTGATGACGAAAACTTAGCGTTGGCAGCCATGAGCCTATCGGGTTCAGCCAGCGGCACCCGCGCAACCACGTTGGACTACATCATCGGTGCGCAAACTCGCTAAGGAGTGATCCATGAGCTTCAGCAATATTCAATCGGTCACCAAGACTGCAGATGCCTCTGCAGTCGTTGGGCGGTGCAGATTGGTGGGGGTTTACTTCACCAACACTGGCACGGCAGCTTCCTTTGCGCTTAAAGACGGCACGAGTACCGCCGGCACAGCAAAGCTCACGATCTTCACGCCGGCAGCGGCGGGCGGTCAGGATGTGATCATTCCGGACATGGGTATCCTGTTTGAAACAGGCATATTCATTGACGTTGCAAGCGCAGAAGTGTTGAGTGTAACGCTGTTATTTGAAGGCGGAGCGGCTGCCTAATGGCTACCAAGGGCATGGGGATTAAAACCTCCGTGAAATCCGGCAACTTCCGCCCTACTAAAAAAGGGGCAGGCATGACGGAGAAGGGTGTTGCGGCGTACCGCAAGGCCAATCCGGGTAGCAAGCTCAAGACAGCGGTAACGGAAGACAAGCCCACCGGCAAGCGCGCGGAAAGACGAAAGTCTTATTGTGCGAGATCTGCGGGGCAGATGCGTGACTTCCCAGAGGCCGCAAAAGATCCGAACAGTCGGCTGAGACAGGCCAGAAAACGGTGGAAATGCTGATGGCAAAATCAACGGTGAACAAGGCTGGGAACTACACGAAGCCAACGCTTCGCAAGCGGCTGTTTGAAGAGATCAAGGCCGGCGGAAAGGGCGGCAGCCCGGGGCAGTGGTCCGCGCGCAAGGCACAAATGTTGGCGCTGAAATATAAGGCTTCTGGCGGAGGTTATCGTGATTAACATTGAAAATTACCGCATCAAAGACGGTTGGAAGGGTGACCTTTCAAGTATTCTCATGCCTAAAATGTTTAATGGGCACATGCTGGATTGCGCGAGTCAAGGCGAAGGCCCTTGCACCTGTGGCACTGAAGAAGAGCTTGAGGCAATAGCGCGTGAAGAGTATTTCAGTTCGCATTGCAATACTGATAGCGATGAAGAGGAAGACGAAGAGGCTCTTGAGGAGAAGGCTTATCAAGAAGACCCCAAGAAAACGTGGGATTATTGGGACTACAGGTGAAAGCACCCCAAAAATCCTTGAAGGCGTGGGGCGATCAGAAGTGGCGCACCAAGTCTGGTAAGCCCTCGACGCAGGGTCCCAAGGCAACGGGTGAGCGTTACTTGCCGGAGAAGGCGATTGGTGCCTTAAGCAGTGCCGAGTACGCAGCAACATCAAGAAAAAAACGTGCAGATACAGCAAAGGGTGTGCAGTTTAGCAAGCAACCCAAGAAGGTAGCTGCAAAAGTAAAATCGTATCGAAATCGAGGTAAGTAACATGGCCGGACGTGGAATGGGTGCAGCAACAAGAGGCGGCGGAGCCGTTGAGCAGGGTCCAAAAAACAAGATGATCTCTGAGACCAGCAAGAAAACTGGCCCGGTCATGATGGCAAAAGGTGGTCTGGCTGACAAAAAAGGCCGTGCCATGAAGAAGAAAGGCAAAGACGCTATGGGCCGCGCGATGAAAATGCGCAAAGGCGGGATGGCGTGTGATTAATGGCTACCTCCGGAACAACAGACTTTAACCTACAGATCGACGACCTTATTGAAGAGGCGTTCGAGCGTTGCGGCATGCGGATGACGGCTGGTTATCAGCTGGGTGTTAAACCTTCCTCTGGACACGGTCAACGTGTTGTCAGCGGTGATCCGCCAGACCACAACCGGGCAGCAGCAGGATGTGTCGATTGATCGGATTAGCCGGGAGGAGTACTTGGACCTGCCGGACAAGCTGACGCAGGCAAGACCTGCACAGTTCTACGTGGAACGTAGTAACACGCCACAGGTGTATCTATACCCGGCGGCAGATAAGGTGTACACCTTTGTGTACTACCGGATTCGCCGCATTGAAGATGCTGGCGCTTACGGCAATACGTCGGACGTGAACTTTCGATTCCTTCCCTGTCTGGCCTCGGGTCTCGCCTACATGCTGTCTCTAAAGTACAGTCCGGATCGAACCGGCGCACTGAAGCAGATGTATGAAGAGGACTTCCAGAGAGCGGC